AGGACCTCACGAACAAGACGACGGAGGACCTGCAGCAGATGCACGACGGGTGGGTCCAGGTCATCGACACCATGCAGGAGGCGGATATCCGGCAGGGCCAGATCAACGCCGGCTTCGACGGAATGGGCAACGAGATCAAGAAAGCGACTACCGAGCTCGACGACATGAAGTTCGCGATCGAGGGCTGGGGGCTCGACGTCTCCAAATCGCTCGGGAAAGCGGCGATCGACGGCAAGATCAGCCTGGAGACGCTCGGCAACGCGGTCAAGGACCTCGGCGCCCAGTTGATCGCCATCCAGATCCAGCGCAGGATCATGGAGCCGATCCTCAAGGGCGCCACCACCTGGCTCGACACGATGTTCGTCGGCAGCGGCGGCGGGGCCGGCACGGACGCCTCGGGCGCGGCGATGAACGCCAACCTCGCGCACAGCGGCGGCATCGTCGGTGCGCTGGCGGGCCGCACCATCCACCCCGCCTACTTCGAGAACGCACCGCGCCTGCACGGCGGGGGCATCGCCGGCGACGAAGTTCCGGTCATCGCCCGCCGCGGCGAGGGCGTATTCACCCCGCAGCAGATGCGCGCGATGGGACCGCAGAGCGTCCGCGTCGAGATCGTCAACAGCGGCACCGAGAAGGAAGTCGAGTCGGCGACGCCCCGAATCGACGTGGACGGCATGGTGGTTCGAGTCGTGCAGCGCGACGTCCAGGTGAACGGCCCGATCTCGCAGACGCTGAGCCGCACCTTCGGCATGCAACGGCGGATGGGTTGAATCGGTGGCCGACTTCCCCGCCTACGCGAAGCTCCGCATGAACGGGCTCCAGCGCGTGCGCCCGGCCGGCGCGATCCGGACGCCGATGGAAGGGGGCCTGGCGAAGCAGCGCAAATTTCCCTCGAAGGTCCTGCCGACGGTCGAGGTGATCTACACCTTCGATTCAAAGGCCGATTACAACAGCTTTTTGACGTGGTACGAGACGACGATCGGCCGCGTCGGCTGGTTCAACTGGACCGACCCGGTGGACAACGTCGTGCGCGAGGCGCGCATCGTCGGGGGCGCGCTGCGCTACGAGAAGCCGCTGCGCCGCACCCTCGATATGTGGGACATCCCCTTCACGCTGGAATGGCTCTAGCGCCCGATGCCCATCTCCCATTCCGCCGCCTATCACCGCACCATCAACGCGACCTCCGCCAGCGAGTCGCCGCTCGAGCTGCTGGAGATCGATCACCCCACCTTCGGCGCCCCGGTGCGGGTGGTGAACGACACCCAGGACGTGGTCTCGAACGGCGACACCTTCGCCGCGTGCGCGTTCTACTGCCAGTGGCCGGACGACAGCGATGGGCGGATGCCGCGCGCGCGGCTCGTGCTCGACAACGTGGGCCGGGAGCTGGCGCAGCTCCTCGAGGATTCCTTCGGCGGCGAAGGAGCGACGATGCGCTTCGTGGAAGTGCTGCGCTCGGCGCCCGACACGATCGAGCGCGAGGCGACGTTGGAGCTCAAGAACGTCGAGATCGTCAAGATGCAGGTCACGGGCGAGCTGGGGTACGAGGACATTCTCAACCGCCCGGCGGTCGCCATCAGCTACCGCCCCGACGTGGCGCCGGGGCTCTTCTGATGACTCAGCACTCAGCACTCAGCACTGAGCACTGGGCAGAGCGCTACGTCGGCCGCCCTTATATCGAAGGGGAGTTCGACTGCGCGGACCTCGCGCGGCTGGTGCAACAGGAAGTCTTCAAGCGGGAGATCCGGCTGCCGGCCTCGCGCGACTACGCGGGCAAGGAGGGCATGGCCAAGATCCGCGCCATGAGCGGGCAGATTGAGGCCTGCAAGCTCGACTACGCCGGCCCTGTGGCCACGCCGGTCGAGGGCGACGCCGTGCTCCTCATCTCCCGCGCGGCTTCCTCGCACATCGGCACCTGGTGCGCGATCGGCGGCGAGGGCTACGTGCTCCATTGCACCTCGCGATCGAAGCAGGCGGTGCTGCAGCGCATCCGCGACCTTCATCTGTTCGGCCTGAAAATCGAGGGGTTTTACCGGTGGACATGAATCTTCCCTCGGCACTCAGCACTCAGCACTCAGCACTGGCGAGGGCGGCAGAGCCGACCCTCGTGTATTGCCCGCACCCGCTCCTCGCCGCCGCCAACCGCCGCCTCGAATACTCGACGTTTCTCAAGGGCGAGTCGATCCAGGGTTATCTCGACCGGCTCGGCATTCGCTTCGGCGCGCAGCCGGTCATCCTGTGGCTGAACGACCGGCGGATCGCGCGGGAGGAATGGCCGCTCACCTTCCCGAAGCAGGGCGATCTGCTGGTGATTCGCGCGCGCGTGCAGGGCGACAACGCGCTGCGGACGGTACTGACGATCGTGGTGATCATGGCCGCCTATTATTTCGGCGGCCCGGCGGGAGGCGGCGTCGCAATGGGTTTGACCGCTGGCGAGGCCGCTGTCGGCTCCGCGTTGATCCTCGTCGGCGGCATGGCGCTCGTCAACGCCATCGCCCCGCTGCCGCAGCCGAATCTCACCAACGCCAACGGGCGCCTCGACGACGCGAGCCCGACCTATTCACTGACGGGGGGATCGAACCGCGCGCGAGCCTTCGGGCCACTGCCGATCGTGATGGGCCAACATCGCATGTTTCCCGACATCGGCGCGCGGCCTTACACCGAGTTTCAAGGCGATGCGCAGGTGCTGTTCCAGGTGTTCAACTTCGGGTTGTCGGATATCGTGCTGTCCGATTACCGCATCGGCAATACGCCGCTCGCCGATTTCACGGGCGTCACGCTCGAGGAATCCGGCGCGGACGGGAAGCTTACGCTCTTCCCCGCCAACGTGGACACCGTCGCCGGCGGCGCGCTTACCTACGCGGCCGGCTACATCACCCGCGTGTCGAGCACGCTCGCCACGGCGCTTGCGATCGAAGTGAGCGGGAATCTCTTCTACATCGATGCCGGCGGGATCACGCCGAACCAGGCGGACATCGAGATGGAATACCGCCTGGCCGGTGCCGGCGGGTGGACGCCGCTTGCCTTCGAATCCGATGCCGCGCCCCAATCCTCTCCCGTGAACGGCGTGGCACGGCTGCCGGCGGAGGACTTCAATTCGGGCGTGCGGCGCGCGATCACGCAGCAGCCGACGAACATCACCGGCGTCACCATCCTCCACGCCTCCGGCGACTGCCCCACCGGATCGACCGGAATCCTGAGCTGGAATCCACAATCGTCCAGCAACGATGAGACGACGATGAGGTGGACTCCCCCGGGAGGGCAGCCAGGCGAGTCGATCACAATACCGGAATTCATCGCGGCTCCACGGCGATGGACCGTTTATGGGCCGAACAACAGCCAAAGCATTGTGATAGAAATCGCAACCCGCAGTGGCACGCCGATCACGCCCAAGAGCGATAACAACATCGGGATCGGCAGCATAATCGGCGGGAAGGTGACGCTCTTCAGCGCTTCCAGAAAGCCCCTGCGCCGCACCTACTTCTTCAGCGTCGCCTCGGGGCAATACGAGGTGCGGGTGCGGCGCACTTCCGCCGATGACACTGACGTTCGTGCAGCCTCCGACCTCGCCTGGTCGCAGCTGCGCACCTATCAACCCGACACCGCCGACTACACGGGGCAGAAGCGCGTCGCGGTGAAGATCACGGCCTCCGGCCAACTGCAGGGGGTGCTCGATCAGTTATCCGCGATCGCGAGCGCATGGTGCGAGGCATGGACCGGATCGGCGTGGGTCTTGCAGGAAACCTCGAATCCCGCATGGTGGTGGCGGGCATTCGCCAAGGGCAAGCGCATCAGTGGGCGGCGTGCTTTCGGCTGCGATCTCGCGGACACACGGATCGAGGAAGGGGGCATCAAGGCATTTGGCGCGTGGTGCACCTCGAAGGGCCTCACTTTCAACGGCGTGTTGGATCGCCCGATGAGCTGCGAGGAGACGCTGAACGCGATCGCGCGCTGCGGACGGGGATCGAGCTCACGCGCCACCGGCAAGCACGGTGTCATCTGGGACGCGCCCGACATGCCGATCGTGCAGGTGTTCGGCATGGGCAACATCAAGCTCGACAGCTTCCGCTGCTCGTGGGTGAGCGAGAAGCTCGCCGACGAGATCGAGCTCGCCTTCGTCAACCCGGATCTCGACTGGCAGCAGGACACGGTGCGGGCGCTCGTGCCCGGCGTTACCGACCCGGTCAACACGGCCCGCGTCGAACTCTTCGGCTGCACCGACAAGGACATGGCGGGGCACGAGGCGAATCTCATCGCCGCTGCGCAGCGATATCGCCGGCGCACGGTCAGCTTTGAATCGGACTTCGAGGGTGCGGTGCCGATCCGCGGCGATGTGGTGATGGTCGCGCACGACCTCTTCGCCATGAGCCAGGCGAATGCCTGGGGCTTCTCCGGGCGGCTCGTCGCGGGCACCACCACCCAGTTGACGCTCGATCGCGAGGTGCCGTTCACCGTGGGGCAGAGCCATTATGCGGCGGTGCGTTTTCCCGACGGCAACCTCTATGTCCGCGCGGTCGACATTCAGGTGGGCGAGAGTAGCGTCATCACGCTCGGCTCGGCGTTGCCGTCCGCGCCGAATAGCGATTCCAACAACCCGGTGGTGGATTACCTGTGGTTCTTCGGGCTGAGCGCGGACGGCCCCTCGAAGAAGATGAAGGTCCACGACATCGCGCCGACCGCGCCGGACAGCGTGCGGTTGATCCTGGTGGACGAGAACCCGGCCTACTACGCATCGGAGGACGGCGACTTCGGCTACACCCCGCCGGCGCGATTCACGGCCCAATTTCCCGTGCTGTCCGGGCTCGTGGTGACGGAAGAACTGATCCGCGCCGGCCTGGGCTTTGCGGTCAAATTGACGCTCACGTGGGACGTGAGCGGCGTCTACGACCACGCCAACGTGCGCATCGGCATGTCCGAAATGCCCCAGGAAATCGCCGGCCTCACGCACGGGCGACGCTTCGAGACCGTGGTGGCGGCCGAGGGGGTCGCCGACATCGAAGTGACGGGCATACATCCCGTGTTCGGCGCCGGCCCCCAAAGCAAGCTGACGAAAAGCTACAGGATTCTCGGCAAGGCCACGCCGCCGGCGGACGTGACGGGCTTCTCGGGGAGCTTTGACGGGCCGGACACCGTGCTGCGCTGGACGCGGGTCCCGGACGTCGATGTGGGCGAGTATGAGGTCCGGAGCGGAACCGACTGGAATTCGGCGGTGATCGTCGGACGATCGAAGTCAGATGTTTTACGCACCGCCGCGTTGGCCGCCCCGACGACCTTCTGGGTGAAGGCGTTCGATGTGAGCGCTCCGGCTAACGAGTCAATCACCGCCGCGAGCGTGACGGTCAGCCCGAGCGCGCCGGGGCAGGTCGTTCCAAGCGCGATGTTCGAGGGCGGCGATGTGAAACTCACCTGGCCGGCGCCGGCTGCCGGGAGCTACCCGGTGGCGCGCTACGAGGTGCGGCACGGCGCAACCTGGGCCGGCGGCACCCCGGTCGGGTTCGTGGACGTGACCACCTTCCGGGCGCTCGCCAACTGGTCCGGTTCGCGCATATGGTGGATCGCCGGGCTCGATGTGGTCGGACGCGCAGGAACTCCGGGCTCGATCGAGGTGGTGGTAACGAAGCCCTCCGCGCCGGCCATCACGTCCGAGGTGATCGATAACAACGTGCTGCTGCGTTGGACGGACGCAACGCAGACGCTGCCCATCAAGCACTACGAGATCCGCCGCGGCGCGACCTTTGCGGGTGCGTCCGTGTTCAGCACCGCGCAGGCGCGTTTCGCGAACCTTTTTGAATCGAGCGCGGGGCTCTTTACCTATTGGGTCGTGGGGGTTGATTCGGCTGGCAACTACGGCACGGAGCAATCGGTCGCCGTCAGCGTCTCCGCACCGCCCGATTTCATCCTCTACGACCAGGTCGAATCGAGCTTCGCCGGGACAAAAACCAACTGCTTCATCATCCCCGAGACCGGGAAGCTGCTCGCCACCGTCAACACCACGGAGACCTTCGGGGAGCACTTCGACAATCACTCCTGGGCGAGCATGCAGGACCAGGTCGACGCCGGATTCCCGATCTACATCGAGCCCTCGACGACGACCGGGAAATACGAGGAGGAGATCGACCTCGGCGCCGTGATCCCGTCGACCCTCATCTCGGTATCGATGGCGTCCTCGGTGGTGGTCGGTTCGGTCACAGTGACGCCGACGGTGAGCCACAAGAAGCTCTCCGGCGATGCGTGGACGGACCACGCCGGCGTGTGGCAGGCCTATGCGACGGACTTCCAATACGTGAAGGTGACGCTCGATTTTTCATCGAGCGGGGGCAACGACCTGCTGCTGGTCGACTCGCTCACGACGCGCCTGGACGTCAAGATCAGGCGCGACAGCGAAACGGTCACCGCGAATTCCGGGGACAGCGGCGGCACCACCGTCAATTTCAACGTGGCGTTCATCGATGTCCGCGCCATCAACGGCACGGCGCAGGGCACGACCCCCGCCAACGTCGTCATCGATTTCACCGACGCGCCGAACCCGACCTCGTTCAAGGTGCTCGTGTTCGATCTCGCCGGCAACCGCATTACCCGAGACGTGCGCTGGGAAGCGTCCGGCGTATAGGAGACAACTGTGGACTGGGCATCAGGCGCATCACCGCTCGTCACGACGGCGCACACCACCTACACGACCGACATGCGCGGCCGGGACATCGACCTCGTCAAGGGGCTCGACCCGGCGATCGTGACGGTCACCAACCCGTTGACGAATTCCATCCGCTGGAACAGCGCCAACCGGAAATGGGAGCTATACAACGGCTCGACCTGGGCCGCGCTGATCGACTACTACGCGATCGAGGTGGGGGCGTTCACCGGGGATGTGACCAAGGCGGCGGGCGCCTCGGTGCTGACTATCGGCGCATTTACAGGGGATGTGACCAAGTCGGGCATGGCGCTGACGATCGGCGCCAACGCGGTCGGCGATTCGAAGCTGCGCGATTCAGCATCGCTCTCCGTCATCGGCCGCGCCGCCAATTCTGTGGGCGACCCGGCGGACATCGCCGCCGGCGCTGACGACAGGCTCTTGACGCGCACCGCCGGCGCATTGGCGTGGACTCAGGTCACGGTCGGGATGTTCCCCGACAATGTCGTCTCGAATGCCAAGCTGGCGCAGGTCGCGACACAAACCTTCAAGGGGCGCAACACCGCTGCGACCGGTGATCCGGAGGACCTGTCGGTCGCTACGGCCAAGGGGATGCTTGGCCTGAGTGGCAGCAATACCGGTGATGAGCCTTCAGCCTCGGAAAGCACCGAGGGCGTGCTTGAGATCGCAACGCAGGCGGAAACGAACGCAGGAACAGATGACGCGCGGGCGCTTACCGCCTTGAAGCTGAAGAACGTAGTCCGACCGGCATTTTCTGCTTATCGGGCTGCTGCGCAGACGCTCACCAACGGTGCCTTTACCTCGATTTTCGCGGACACCGAGGATTTCGACACCAACTCGAATTATGCCCCCGGCACTGGAAGATTCACCCCAACCGTGGCGGGAAAATATCTAGTATGGGGTCACGGTGGGCCGGGTGGGAATTCGGCAGGAAGCGCAGTGCAGCTAGCGATCTACAAAAACGGAGCTGCATCCAAAATAAGTTATGACCGTGCTCCCGGCGGCACTGGTATAGGCCACAGCGTCACGGCGTTTGTAGACATGAACGGAACGACCGATTATCTTGAATTCCTGATCCTGCAGGATAGCGGAGGTGATCAGCCGCTCACCACCGGGATTTACAATTCATTCGCCGGCCACTGGGTCTGCGCGTGATGTTCGCCTACGTCGAGCATGGCGCGCTGGTCCAGTTCCTTCCCGCGCTGCCCTTCACCTTTAAGGGAGTGCGGGGTGTGCCCACCCTGCCGGCGGCGGAGCGTGTCGCGCTGGGGCTGCTGCCAGTCGCGGACCTGACGCCTGCATTCGACCCCGCGGCGCGGCAGCTGGCGAACGTGGCGCCGACAGTGACGGTGCTATCCGATCGCGTCGAGATCACGCGGCAAACCGAGCCGATCCCCGCCCAGGAGATCGCAGAACGCACCCAGCGCCAGGCGCTGCTCGACGACCCGCGCGCCGTCGAGCTGCGCGACAAGCTCCGCACTGCCACGCCCGCCGAGATCAGTGCCTACGTGGACGCGCAGGTCACCGACCTGGCGAGCGCGCGCACGATGCTGAAGCGGATTTTGCTCGCTCTCGCTTTGCTGTCCAGATAGCAACGGAGGCGCCCTGAGGGGATTGACCGCCGCCCCCCCCGGCGGGCGCCACACCGGCCGCCTACGGGGCCTTTAACAGGGGCCTAAACGGGGGGTGCGGAACCCCAAAACCGGCCCCAAAAGGGGTCCAAAACGCCCCAAAACGACGTACGTAAACCAAGTGGCACCAGTACGTAAACCATGTGGCACGTTACAATTTCCTGCTGAAACTTCACGCCGGATGCATATGCAGTAACGGAGACGGTGCGCGAGTTGCGCA